ATAGTTATCATGCACTTATCTCCAAAGCAGTTATATTTGATTTAACATTTTGATACATAGCTGCACCACTACCACCATTTACTCTTCTTTGAAATTCATAAGTAATAGCTGATGTTGTTGATGGTGAATCTAAAGCATGAATCATAACATTAGATATATGTACACTATCTCCTCTAAAGTGTGAAAGACCCATAGAACTATCGCCAATGTTAGTATTTGAACCACCACTTATTTGTCTTTCAATAGTAAAATAAACAAAATGTCCGTTTGTATCTATTAGTCCTGTTGTATGTGCCATAATTAAAATTTTTGATGATGAAGATGATGGTGTGATAGTTACATTTAAACCTGTATCTGTAAAAGATGTTTCTGAACCTTGGGATGCAGTTGAACTTGTGCCTGTAACAGCTTGTAAAACTTTACCACCACCAGCATCAGCAAATTCTGCTTGTCCTACTGCTGTTGAACCACTTCCAGTTATGCTTTTTATTTTTATAAATTTATCTGCCGCAATTTGGTTATCAGGTAATTTTATTGTATAAGATTGACCTGAACTATGAGGTGGGCTTTGTAAAATAACACCATGACTATTTACATGACAATTTAATTGTATCTTACCCTCAACAGAACTGCCATCTCCTTTAGCTTCAAAACTTGGTAATGAGGAAGTTGATATTGCATTTATTTTATCTCTTGTTACTGCATCGTTTTGTATTTTAGCTTCTATAACTGAATTTGTTTGTAATTTAGATGCAGATATAGTATTATCGCTTGGAGTTCCTATTGAAAGCACATCACCTAAAACTAAAATAAAATTTATAACATCACCTGTACTTAAAGCTGATGCAAACGTAATTGTAGAACCTGAAACTGTAAATGAATCTGTTGGTGCTTGGATTACTCCGTTAAGTGAAACAATAAATTGGTTTACATTATCGTAATTTGTAAAATTAGAACTACCACTTTGCATAGTGTAAGCCGATTGACCATTGACTACACTTATAGCATCTAGTTTTACAAAGTTTCCGAAAGCTGGTTGTTTTCCAATATATCTTGTCATTTATCTATTTCTCCCAAATTTTTTTTTGTTCATTCCAACTATAAAAATCTCCTAAAGGTGTTTCTCCATCTTTTTGAGTCAAACCATCATCATAAGTTTCAGGTGGATCTCCTATTGGTGATTCCCATATATACTCAGGTTTTTTTAAAACCCAAGATGGATAAGGTTGAGGTGGAATAAAAACATCTTCGCTTAAAATATATTTAAAACCTTTACCAGCAAAATTTGCTCTTGTTCCATCATCAAAAGTTTGCACCCATCTTTGGTTATTATCTTTATATAAATCTTTTAAAAAATTGATACCATCTTCTTCTGTTTTAGCAATTTCGTCATTTACTAATACCACTTCTAAAACAATATTATTTTCATCTATTTTTGCAAAACTTGCCATTATCCTGTTACACTCCCACTTGAATTAAAAACTAAAACTTTATCTGTACCATCTGTTGTAACTGTTGGCGATCCTGATGTTGTTCCTGAATAATTGGCAGTTGGTATTCTTAAAATAACAACTCCTGAACCACCAGAACCAGGTGTTTTTGTATTATCAGATGTGCCATCGCCACCATTTCCTGTGTTAGCACTTGCATCAGACGCACTAGTGCTTCTTGAACCGATTCCACCTACACTTCTCGTTACTGACGAACCTGTAATTGAAGAACCTAAACCATTTCCACCAGCGACATTTGTAGATAACGCATTATTACCAGCAGATCCAGCACCGCCACCGCTTCCAGCAGAGTTTGCATCTGTTGGCGATGAACCACCATCAAAACCTTGTCCAGCAGTACCATTTCCCCCTGTTGCCGATGTATATTGAACTCCGTCAGATGCACCTCCACCTGACCCACCATCACCAGCAGAATTACCAGCAGTAGCATTACCACCCATACCAAATCCACCACCTATTGAAACAATATTTACTCCAGCGCCTACAATAGAACTATTTGACCCATTTGTACCACTTAAGCCATTACCTGAACCTTTTGCTCCACCACTACCAATAGTGATGGTATAAACTTGACCTGGTTGTAATCCTATTTGTGTTTCAACTGTACTATTACGACCTGATACTTCACTAGCATAAGAATTTCTATATCCACCAGCTCCTCCCCCACCAGCATAATATCCACCTGTATATCCAAAACCACCACCACCACCACCAGCTACACATAAAAAACCTGATATTGCATAAGCTGGGTCAGTTTCATAAGTAACATCATCATCAACTTCAGGAATCCAACCTTGCGTAGTGTCAATATAAACACAACTAATTGATTGACCATCTGTATTGTATTCAGGTTGTTTGGAAGTTGAACCTTGAAAATTTTTAGAATTTTGATTTATAATAATTTTATTTGTTCCAAATGTTCTTGAATAATCCATGAAAATAATTTGATCACCTACACTTGGATTTGATGGCATAGTAATTGTGCAAGTATTTGATGTTGTGTTTATTGGGTAAGCTTTATTTGATTCAGCATTAAGAGTTGAAGCAGTTACTACTGATTGCCAAGCAACACCACCTACACCACTTGGTAATGCTGTAACACTAGTTAATGAGTTATTATTTAATTTAATTATAGCCATATTATTTCCATCCTAAACTTGTTGCTTTAACACTCGTTGATTTAACACCGTTTGCTTGATTCAAAGTTTCAATTTTATATACCATATTTGAACCACTTGGTTGAGAAGAAATATCTAAATCGTGGAAAGCTAAAATTTTTGTATTTGTTGCATAAGTTCCTTCATCTACTAAAGTTCCTTGTGTAAATGTGCTTCCATTATCTCTTGATACATAAGCTTTGATGTCAGTATTAATAGTTGCAGTTCCAGTTTCATTTTCCATTAACATTACAAAATCAGATTTTGTTGGAACTGATTGTGCAGTAACAGAATTTGATATTGCAGTCATATTAGAAACTGATGGATTGGTTAATCTTCTTAAAATTACAACACCATGACCACCTCTACCAACAGGAGCTCCACTTCCTCCAGACACATAACTAGCTCCTCCTCCGCCACCAGTTCCATCTGTTCCATCTGCGTGTCCTCCTCCACCGAGTCCACCTTTACCTCCACCATGAGAGGCTGTACTTCCGTTAGGTGTGTGTGCACCTCCACCTCCACCAGCATATCCAACTGATGTTCCAGTAATATCTATATTTAATCCTACTCCTCCTGTACCACCATATCCTCCTGATCCAGTTTGTCCGTTTCCTCCAGTTCCACCAGCACCACCGCCGCCACCTCCAGCTTGTGTGCTATCAGTTCCAGTATCGGTTCCAGCGCTTCCACCATTGTATCCTTGATTAGCAGTTCCAGTTCCTACATTACTTCCTCCACTTGGGTCTCCTTGACCACCACCTGAACCACCGTTATCTAATGTGTGTGCTGAATATTCATATCCATTTCCAACACCACCTCCAGCACTTACAATGTCAGTAATGTCTGATCCTGAAATTGAACTATCAGCACCTTTTGAACCATGATGTTGTGACCATGCAGTAGGTGCAGCTCCACCAGCTCCAACAGTTATTGTGTAAGTTGTTCCAGAACCTAAATTCAAATCTGATTCTACAGATGCTCCACCACCAGATACGGAGCCATAAGAAGTTCGTAAACCTCCCGCACCTCCTCCACCTCCTGATTCAGCAAATCCACCTGGCCCTCCTCCAGCAACAACAAGAAAGTCAACTGCTTGTGCTGAGTCTTGACTATAAGAACCAGTTGCAGATGTATCTGTCCATCTGTACCAAGAGTAAGCTCCATCTGTTCCTGTTGTGTCAGCGTCATGGGTAACATTTGGCGAAACTCCACCAGAAACTTTACCACCATTTACGTTTGCATTTGTAGAAGATGAACTATTAATTCCAGTGCCATCTGTAAATTCGTCTATTGATTGGTCTTGAAGATTGTATGTAGCAAGTGAACCTACACTTGCAGTTTTAAATCCTAACAAAGCAAGATTAGTTTGTATTTTATTATCGTCAAAAGATTGTGCGTGTTGAGATACACTAGAGTTACTTATTCTTGCATCTGCAAAAGTTCCTGATGTGATCTTACTTGTTGGAAGATCAGGAACATCATTAACAGATATTGGAACATCTGATGGTTTTTTTCCAATGTAACTTGTCATTAAGATACCTGTGTTAATAATTGTAATGCAACTGTAAGATTACCTGAAGAATCATCTGATTGTGCTTGTATTTTATCAGAACTATTCAAAACGATTTTAGGTATTTCTAATGAAGAGCCACTTGGTAAAGGAACTGTGTTTAAAATCGTAAAAGCAGTTGATGAACCATTATCAAATTTTTTAAGAGTAACATTGATTGATGTTCCCCCAGTATTACATAATGTTCCAGCAATTACTAAAGATTTTGAACTAGCAGTTACTATATCCGTTAAACTATTATTAGATATTGCTACTGTTGCGTCATCAAAATTATTTGCCATATTTTAACTCCCCAATGCGACCGCAAAAGGAATAGCATTTGGGTCGGCTTCTGTTATTGTTCCTGTTACGGACATATTACTTGTTATTGCATTTGATGAAATATTAACTTGTAATAATTCAACATTATCAGTTCCGTCATTCATCATAAGTTTTAGGACACCTGAAGAACTTGAATCAATCCATAAACTTCCTTGTGCCACAGAACCCGGAGCTGAAGTTCCTAAATGTTGTGAATTGATTGCCGCTAAAATATTATTCAATTCAGTTCTGAAACTTGCAAATCCTTGGTTATCTAATGTTACATCCGAAACTTGGCTCATATCTTTTTATACCTTCTTTTTATGTACTTGACAAGCCGTGTCCTATGGCTTGAAAATCAAAAACTCTACTAATACCCACATTACTACTATTAAAAAATTGAATTGTAAAACCATTTTTTGACTTACTTGTAAGCGAAAAATAATCGCCTGTTTGTAGTCCTTGTCCTGCTATACCAATTGAAGGTGTAGCAAAAAATCCATTTGTAAAATTAATAGTTGTGCCTGATGCTAAAGAGGTAATATCCTCACCTGATTCTGTTCTTTTTTCAAAATTAACAGTAAATTTTAAATCATGTACTTTTGCTCTAACTTTATTATCTTCACTTGTTATCTTACATCTAAATTTAAAATATCTTCCTTTGATTGTACTTTGTTGGGCAATCTTTTGAAATGTAGTTACATCTCCAAGACTTGTTGTACTTGCTCCAACTTGTACTTCTGCTCCACATTGTATTTCTGAAGAACCATCATAAGGCCCTTTCGCATCGTCATGTAAAATAGCTCCCCTTCCGCTATCATGTAAATCATATTCATCTTCAGCGCTCATCCCAACAATACCGCCTAAAGTAACATCATAAATAGCATCAAAAGTAAGTGTATTAGCAAATGTATAAAAACCTGAACTTTGAATATTCCCTTCAAAGTTTGTTGGATTAGATGTTTCATCAGTTCCCCCCAAATCAAATAATCCTTCAGCAGATTCAAAATTTCCAATAGTTGAATCAAATCTAGTTATTGTATCTAGAATTAATACTTTTCTATTAGCATTATCAGTTGATATTGCTACATTTGAATCTCTTGTTCCTAAAAAATCTGCCATTATTCACTTATTGTTTGAGTTCTTACAAAATTTGCTTGACCACTAATATTAGTTGATACAAACGAAGCATTTGCACTTGTATTACCTAATTTATCTACTGCTTTAACACAAAAAGTTCCTGTTTGAAAGTTTACAACTAAACTATTTGATTTTCTTCTAACAACTTTTGCTAAAGGTGTGCTTTCATTCCAAGTAGCTCCACTCGTAACATTCTGAAATCTTATTTCATACCAAGATATATCAAGATCTAGAACTGGAGTCCAAGATAGTTCCATTTGATTAGATCCTACTAATGATACTGATAGATCTGTTACATCACTAGGAATTTCAGTAGCTCCTATAATTTTTCTACTTGCTGAAGTATATGTACTTGATACTCCAAAACTATTGATAGCTTTAACACGAACATTATAAGTTATGTCATCTACAACATTTATAAATTCGTGATTTAATTGTGTTCCGCTAGATATAATTTTAAAATCTGATTCTGTCGCTTTTTTTGCTTCCACTTGATAATATTGAACAAACTGATCTGTTGATGCTCCAATTAATATATTTAATCTAGTTAATACAACTCCATCAGCATATTCTATTAATTCATCTGAAAGAGTTACAGAAGCTGGTGGTTGTATTGTAAAAGGATCAGGAAGAGTTGTAGCTGGTGTTGAAGCCACTTGTCCTTTTGTAGCAAATGTATAAAAACTATCTTGATGTTCTACTAATGATAAAGTGATTGTATAATCTGCATTAAAAACCATTTCTATTACTCTAAATGCTTTAGCACTAAATCCTAATGAAGATAATGTTATATTTACAATATCCCCAATATGTAGTTTATAAGCATTGAATCCAGCAGTGATATTTAATCCTAAACTTTCTCTAGATCTTCTTAATATAATTTCTGCCATTTCTTCAGCTTGATAAGGACTTGTAATAGTTGCAAAATCAAATCTTCCTTCAAGCAAAAATCCACCATCAGCAGTTTTCATAGTTGCGTGTTGATCTGCACTAGGTAAACTAGAATCATCAGTTGGCGGAAAAGTAATTTGATCGGCTTGAAAATTACGATCAGGATTTATAAATGTTGCTATCACTCTATTGAATTTAGAATTTTTTGTAGGTGATGCTAAAGTAAATCCATTTAATATATCGTCCTCTGTTAAAGATACTGAAGCTGATCCGGTTGTTTCTATAACTAATCTATATTTACCTTGAACATAAGGAAGATAACCTCTGCATCCTCTTAATAGTTCTCTTACATTATCAATAACTTTTTTTGATGTATCTAAAACCGCATTTGTATCAAATATGTTTATATCACTTCCACTGCTGAAAGGTGTTACTTGAGTTATACATATTTGTGATGCATCCCTAAATGATTGTAAATCAATATTAGATGTTGCTATTCCTTTTCCATATCTTTCATTTCTTAAATAATCTAATAAACAAAATGCTGGATTAGTTGAAAATGTCGGAGAAGATTCATTTAGACTAGAATCTAGAGTTACTACTTTTCTTCCTTTTATTTTAGCAGTTACATTTGGAATCCCACCAAACACATCCGAGTTCCATTTGAACTTTAAAGCAAGATAACATATTCCGGACAATTTATGATTAGTTCCCCAAGATGATAATGTAGATAAAAGAGAAGATGCAGATTGACCATCAGCTCCAAAATGTGGCTCTATTGTTATGTAGGATTGAGCATCTTTATAAAAATTAGAATCTGAACTTGCAACAGATCTTTGAACATTATCAGATAGAGCTCCATCAAAAGTTACTACTTTTTCATCAACTCTTATTTCTTCAATAGAATTTATTTCTCCTTCCGATAATACAAGAGCAACATATAAAAATTCATTATCCGTTCCTGATGTTTGAATGAATACTCTCGTTCCACCTATTAATCGTTCTCCATAAACAACAGGAATTGAAGCATTATTAGATTGTTTATTAACTAATATACCTCGTTCTGTTTCTTCAAAATCATTTGTTCCAAAATCAGGTACTTCAGGTTTTCTAGATCTTAAAAATAACCATCCTATCGCTAACACTCCAATAGCAACAAAAGGATTTATATTACCTAAAAATTTTCCTATTCGTACCGCTTTAAAAACCTTTGTAACCGGCTCAACAACTTTACTAACTGCACCACCCATCTAATTATGAAACTCCCTTTTGTATTTTTTTGAGACTCTATAAACCTTATCTTTAGAATCTAATCTTAACCAGTTAATAGATTCATTTGTTTTTAATTTTTTCTTAAAATAATTATAAACCCAAGACATCACTTCTTTTGGTTTTCTAGAAATAATTATGTCATATAACCATAAGTTAGATCCATTATTCCATTCGTTTTTATATATCTTTGAATATTGTTGATATGTTTGTTCTGTTGATTTATTTAGATATGCCCAATTTATAAATCCATATACTCCATCTTCATCTTCAAATATTTTAAATTGATTTAATTGTATGGAAGGAATGACGTGATAATATAATTCGTGATAAGTATTATTTTGATATTTTGGAAACATTCTATAAAGATTTATAATTTTATTTATATCCATTATGCTCTGCCCCATTTAATATCTAGAACTGTTTGACTAGCATAATCCATTCCAACATCAGTATTGAAGAATCTTTGTTGTGAATTATTATTTGTTTGCCTTCCTGATTTCTTTTCAAAATCTGCCCAATGAGATACTATTGTTAAATTAACACTAGATTCTGTTTCAGATTCATCTATTTGAAATGTATCTATATTGCCTGAATATAATAAAATAGGATCTGCTATTAAAGCATTATTGGAATCTAATAATCCTCTAAATATATCAACTGAATCATTAACTACATTCTCATTAAGAACTGTTGATATAAATGTTTGATCTGCACCTGATAAAGTAAGATTTAAAGATGATTTTGTTACATCTGTTTGTTCCGTAAATGATGGAATTGAAACTAAAAATGATGAAGATAAATAAGTTTTACTAGATCCTGATACAGAAGAAGTTAAATCAAAAGCATTATCAGTTATATTTACAGGTGTTCCAAACCCAATAGATATAAGATGGACAGGTCTAATATCATTTGTCGCTAGTTGGTTTTGTACTGCCGTCGTTAATGTTCTTGCCATATTCTTCGTAAGTTGTTCTGTTTATCTTTTCACTTCCTTTTATCATTTTATATTCAAAAGTACCATCTGGCGAGTGTTTTTTTTCTACTTCATTTGTTGTAAGATTATCATCATCTACAATCTTTTCTGCGATCACATCTACATTGATCCAATGTTTAATCAGATATTTTGGCATTAAATTGTTTCTTCTACATCAAACTCAAATTGATATAATAAATCTCCATCTTTAGTTGCTCCAACAACTCCAAACTCTTGAACATCATTTGTTAAATGAACTGTAAAATTTATATTATTATATGTTACTACTGCATCATCAGCTAAAGCAGATCTTAAAGGTGGCTCTATCGTAACTGTGGCTGCATTTGAAGAACTCGTTACATCTTCTACAACCATATAGACTTTTGTTTGTCCAGCAAAAGTAATCATATCTCCAGCACGAAATCTATTTGCCGTATCAGCTCCAAATCCATCAAGAGCTATTGTTGTATCTCCAGCAGTATGAGATCCATTTACTGATACTGTTGATGATTCTACACCTCTAATACTTTTTAATTCAGGTGGAGAGATCGTAAAATTTTCTTTTGAAGATCTTTGTTTCATAATAAAAGCCATAAGTTCTCCATAAATATCAGATCTTTTTCCTACTATTATTTTAATTGTAAATCTAAATCTTTGATTATCTATTTGTCTTGAAAGTTTCTTTCCTGAAATAGATTTAGAAATAATTGTATTTTGGATTGATGATAATCCTAATGTTTCAAAATTTGCTGATGAAGGGAAAGCTCCAGCCATTATACTAATTCACCCCTTCCTCTTTCAGTAAGAGCATTATTAATAATAGCAGTTATCGTTCCTCTATTTTCAACTAGAGCTTCATCAAATCCTCTTGAATCTATTGTATTAATATTAAAATTCACTACTGCTGATCTTCCTTGTGTTCCTCTTGCATTTTGAGTTATTTGTCCTGAACTATTTGGAAAGAATAATTCAGGTCCTCTCTCTCCAACTATTGTAGGCATACCTTTCATAACAGATCCGCCTTGTGCATTACCACCTAAAAAAGATAATCCTAAATCAATAAGTCCATGTATATTTCTTCCTTTTGACATTTTATTTTGTTTATCTTTTTCAGCCGTTATTTGTTGTTCTATACCTAATTTGACTAAAAGATTCGCAATAGCAGTTTGTTCAAGAACAACTTGTACAGCTATTTTAGCGGCGATCTCAATAAGTGTAGATAATATTTTAATTAATATTTGATCTGCTAAAGCTTGGAATGTTCCTTTAAGATCTTTTCCTGTAACTATATTTTCTGCTAATCCTTGCGACATTCCCTTGATTCCCATTTCAATTATTTCAAAAGCTTGTTTTGATAATGTCGTTAGATCTTTCAAAGATTTATTATTTAGATCTTCTAATTCTTTTCTAAATGGAGATATATTTCTTTTCAGTTTTGCCGCTTCAGCATTTGCTTCAGCAATCTTTTCACCAAACTCAACTGTTGCTATTGTATTCTTTTCTATATTTGTTCTTACATCATCAAAGAAACCTCTTATGTTTTTAGTTGATTCTTCTACTTTTTCTAAAGATCCAAAACTTAGATCTATATCAACTCCCATTTTTTGAAGTAATTTTTTAACTTGATTTATAATAAGTCCAAGAGCTAAAACTAAAACTCTTCCTTTAGTTCCTAAAGTTAAGAAACCTAGAATACCTAATTCTCTTACGACAGGCGGAAGGAAATTTATTATATCTACAACTCCAGCAATACCAGCAATAATAGTTTTGAATACTACTTTTGTTGCATTTAATAATCCTACAAATCCAACGATAGCTTCTTCTATAAATACTACAAGACCTTTACCTAATCTATTTGCAAAATCATTTAATTGTTTTTGATTCTTAATTAATAATTCATTTACTGTAATTAAACCACCTTTTATAAAATCAAAAAATCCAGCTTGATTTGTTCCTAATTGAAATTGGAATATTTTATCTTGGATCATAGATAAAGTTCCGTCAAAAGTAGTTCCTAAAAATTTCGCCGCTTCTCCAAACTTTCCATTCGGCCCAAATACTTCATCTAATCTTTTCTTTGTTTCCTCTAATGATACTGCAGTTCCGGATGTAAAACCTAACATTTCTCTTACACCTCGTTCTCTAAATATTTCTGCTGATGCTATTCCGGCTGATAATGATCTTTGTATTTGTTCTGCAGTAATTCTAAAATCTAATCCTGTGACGGCGGCGATATTACCTACAAGCTCTAGATTTTTTCCTAACTCATCTGCATCTTTTGAAACAACGGCTAGATTCCCTGAAGCTTGTGCAATCTCTTGAAGTGTAAAAGGAACTTTACCAGCGAACTTAACGAGAGTATCAAATGCTTTTGCTCCTTCACTAGCAGATCCAAATAATAGTAAGAATCTTAATCTTAATTGTTCTACTTCTCTCCCAACATTAATAAATGATCTAATTGCTACACCAGCTCCGATTCCTAATATTGCTGATTGAACAGAAAAGATTGAAGTTCGTAATCTTGATAATCCGGCTCTTACTCCAGCTAGAGCTTGTTTTGTTTTATCTTTTGCTAATATATTTAAAACTAAATTTTGAGCCATATTTATCTCATTGGTTTTTTTCTATCATATTCATCTTTTTCTAACATTAAAAATCCAATCCACAAGTTATATTCTACTTCGGTCATATCTAATACTTGCTTCAAGGTTATTTTTAACCTATCCGCTAGTATTAGCATATTTCTTAATTCAGGTGTAGTGTTTAGTTTTTTTTTGACTCGTAAGCAGTTGGAGCTTGTACCATAGCTGCGGAAATCTTCGCAAGTACATCAGAATCTACTTTATTCATAATATCTAATTTATCTGTTGTAGCGAATAATTTATTTCCATCTTTATCTAAAGCTTTCATAATTACAATATCAGCTAATAGTCCAACATCATTTAGACTATCAGATCTGCTAAATAATTTTTTCTTTTCTGCTAATGTAATTGGATTCCAATAGATGATACTAGGTTTACCTTCATCATCCTTCCATTCTTCAATCTCAATAGATTGTACTCCTAAACTCTCAAAATGAGATTTAGCTCTATCAATTATTGACATAAATTATTATTCTGTTCCAATCGTTAAAGCACCAGTGCCTTGAAAAGTAACTGATCTAGCAACAACTCCATCTAAAGGTTGATTAACTGACATTCCTGTAACTATACCAGCTCCTTCAAATTTTCTGTCACCAGCAGAACTTCCTTCAGGTAATAATTTAAAAGTTAAAGATGCACCTGATACTAATTGTGTTTGACCACTATCAGTTTCGTCAAAATGCATTTCTAAAGTTCCTGAAAATGATGTTCTTCCAGCTATAAAAGATTTCGCCGCATCTTCCATTTTAGTTGACTCAACAACATCCCCTGTTGTTTCTAAAGTGAAAGAAGTTAATTCTCCTACTGCTGTTCCACCGATAGCAACTTGTCCTTCTTTTCCGTGATGTACTGCCATTTTATTCTCCTATTAAATTGTTTTACTCTTTTTCTTCGTCATCGTCAAATTCTTCTTCATCATCCCAATCGTCTGATTCTGATTCTTCAACGACTTCTTCTTTCATTTCGTTTAACATATCTTTGACTTCTTCGCAAAGCATACTTTCTTTGTCGTGAAGTTGTTCTATTTTATCTATCTTTTTTTCTATCTTTTCTATGATTTTATCTTTGTTTGCCATTTTATCCTCTCTTATTACGGTGTTCCTGATTGAAATACATACATACATCTAATTGTCATTCTTATGCCACCAATCGGAAATAAAGTTCCTTCATCAGTTTCAACACTAACAACTTCAGTATCTAATGCATTGTTAGATCTAGTAATATCATTTTCTAGCTCGGATTCAATACTACTGATTAATTGATTTCTTAATGTGTCAATATTAGACTCTGCTCCCTTTACAAATCCACTAATAACAAAATCAATTGTACCTTGTCTTGTTTTAGCTCCATCACCCATTTCAATATCCTCACGAGTTTCTTCGCTTGTTTGAACTATAACTGCTGGATATTGTTTATCTGATAATTCATCAATATCAAAAGGTTGTCTAGTAACCTTTTTAATTGAAGGACTTGTAATACCACTTATTGTTGAAGCTATATTAGAAGCTATATTCTCTCGTACACTCATATTCTCATTTTCCTAATTTCTTTTTCCATAAATCTTACGAATTGTTTCTGTATAATCTTTTCTGTTCTATCATTAAACCCAAAAAATATTCTTTTTGGTTCATTCAAAACTTGATTAAATAATGCTCTTTTTCTTGTAGCTCCTCTATTAAAAAACACAGTTGCTTTTCTATTACTATGTACTTTTCCTGTTATACTATCCATCATTTCATTTGAATACCGGAGATCTACTCTAGTTGATTTACCTTCTTTTTGTAATCTTTTTAAATATGAATCTGAATATGGAGCAAATCTTCTTCTATTAATATCAATGCCTTTTCTTGTAAGTTCTTTGATTATCTCTTGTAATTGGAAACTAGCTTGAGCTAATCCTTTTCTTGTTATTGATGGAAATCTTCTAAAAAATCTATCAAAGTTTTTCTGAACAGATTTTGCATTTGTTTTTATAATAACATTAACTGCCATTATCTAATTAGTCTATTTGAGCCGTGTAAAGGTTCTCTTTCGTTTTTGACTATTGTTCCGTCACCTGTTGTATCGTATTCAACTCCATCTTCTAATATTGATTGCCATTCCTTATTATATTCTGACATATAATATTCACCCATTCTTTCAAATCTGTCTTTATCAGCTTCAGGTCTAAATTTAGTTAAAGCTGGAGCCATAAATCTTCCAATAAAAAGATAAACACCAGCTCTTTCAAACTGATCTAAATTAACTTTTGTATTTACCATTTCATTAGTATTTAAAACTGTAATATCAGTATAGACATTCATCTTATAAGTAGGCCACCATTCTACTCTTAACTGTCTTAAAATATCATTAGTTGTTTGGGAAAAAAAATTCGTAGCTTCAGTATCCGTTGATGCAATACCGAATCCAAAAATATCAGGTTGATATTTAGTGACATCACTTGCAGTTATAACATTTGCTCCAGTAAAATTAGACATTATTCAGCACCTTTGAATAACCATTCAACATACTTATTCCACATTTTTCTTACTGCTTTTTTTAGTTTTTTTAACATTTTTCTTCTTCTTTGGTTTTACTACTTCTACAATTTTTTCTTTGATATTTTTTTTAACTTTGAATCCTCTTAATTCAAATTGTTTTTTGTTAGCTTCATATTGTTGTTTAGATCTAACAATTGTCTTTTTGCCGTTTGTTAATTCTATATTTTCCATTTTATCTCCTATCTCCTATGGGCGATTTCTCGCCCATAAGAATATGATTATTAGCTTACTATACTAGAATCACCTGCTATTTCAACACCATAAGTATCGTGTAATTCACCTACACCATAAACTGCTGTTGCTACAATCTCATCTGCTCTTAAAGAAGCATCTCTTTGAGTTTCAATTTTTAGGTCTTGCATCATAGCCATTCCTAAAGCATCTCTATGGAACATAGCTGATTTGTAATCACCTGCGTTTCCTGTATTAGCGATGTTTGAAGTTTCAAAAATTCTGATTCCACCTAAACTTCCAATGAAACCATTTCTTAATGCTTCGTTTGCAAGATCAGAAACATTTCCGGAAGTTGCAAATGTGTTTGTAATTCCTTTTTTAAGATCATAAGCAATATCCGGATGGAATACTGCTACTACATCATTTAAAGGCACATTGTTTCTTCTTAATGTTGCGATTGCTTGAAAGAAGTGTTCTACTGTTACTGCCGCCGCTGTTGATCCAACTACATTTGAGAAACCATCAAATAGAGCTGTTAAGTCTAAATCTTGTTTCTTTGCAATTGCTTCACCAAACAATCTACCAATATCACCAGCTACATTTCTTGGAGCTGATTGCCTTGCTAGGTCTGTTAGCGTCGTCATTACGCCGTTTTCAGAACAATTTATTGTTACTGAAGTCGGATCTATTGCCGTGTTAGATAAATCAGTTGCTTCGTTTACTGCCGCTGCCGAAACAGTTGAGTAAATCGGAACTTCTACTGACTTTCCACCACCAGCAACTGCATAATTTCGTACAAGTGGTCTCATTATAGATTGTTCACTTGCTACGAATAATGCTTCTGCTACGATTTCTGTGTATAATTCTGAAACCGAGCTACTTGTTACTTCGTTTGCCATTGTGTTTTATCTCCGTTTATTTATTTGTTAAATTAATTTGAACCGGTTTAGAATCTCGTTGTTTACGATATTCTGCATATCGTTTACGATCTTCTTCCTTGCTCATATCTAAATCCTGAATATTAAAAGGTTTTACAGTTTTACCACCGACAGAACTCTGGCTTCCTGTACCAGATTTACCACTTACGGAAAAATGTGGGTTCGCCTCTAAAAATTCTTTAACACGATCTTCAATGCTAAACAACTCTCCTTTTGTGTTATAGCGAATATTATTATTATTATCAAGTATCTCTATACGATTATCATCGCTTAATCTTACTTGATTTTTAATAAGATCTACTACTTGTTGAGGATTGATAGCATTATTTTTAGATGCAACAGATAATAATGAATTATCTATTCTTTCCTTTTTAATCTCATTTTTATATTTTAAGATTTCAGCTTCTTTTGATGCGATTCTCTCTTGCATCAATTTTTCAAGATCTGCTTTTGTTTTAGCTTCCTTGATTGCTTTTTCTTTTTGAGCTTCTTCCTCTTTTGCTTTCATATCGGCTAGATTTCTTTCATTCTTCGCCTTTTCAGCTTCTAGTCTTTGTTTGATAATATTATCAAGCTGTTCTTGAGTGAATTGTGGTTGAGGTTTATTATCAGTTTCAGTTTGTTTTACTTCAGCTTCCTGAACATCATTTTGCGGTTGATTAACCTTTTGCTCTTCTGACATTATTGCTCCTATATTATTAATTGTCCGTTTTTATCGTACCAATCTATATTTACATAACTCCATTGATGACGGCAGTTATACCCACCTCTAACTATAAATGGATCTCCGGGTTTTTTACCTTTCCAAGATGTAGCCCATATTTTTCTGACTTCATCAACTGTAAATATATTACCAGCACGTTTACTATATACACCATTAATTACATTTCTACAAATTGATCTAGTTGTGGGAATAATATCACCAGAATATTTTACATATTCTAATCCTGCGTCTAATGCCTTTTTTGCATTTACTTGCGCATCAAATTCCCTTAATCCATCATTTAGAATCTGACTCGCATATCTTCTCATATTCTCTCCAGCTCTATCTCTCCCAAATTTAGATTGTAAAGTTTGAACTGCTTTATCAACTCTTACTTGCATAGATTTTTTATTTTTATTTTCTTTTACAAAATCTACGAGCTTTTGAGCTTCTCTATCATCTGTCTTACTATAAATACCATTGATAGTTTGTCTTAATTCTTTTTCTAATTCTACAAAATCTCTACCAACTAATGTGTTTTGATAAATCTTATCTGATAATCGTTTTGTAAATGTATTAGAAACATCTTTGAATTGTGTATATGTTTGAACTTTAAGATTCTTAATTAGATTCAAATCTCCCTTTGTAAGTTCTTGAAATTCAATAGGAATATTTCCTATTTCTTTAAATGCTCTTTCAATTCTTTTAGCTTGTCTATTAAATCCTTTTTTCGTTACTGTATCAGCCCATTTAAGGTATTCTGTATTTAGAATAGTTCTAATCTTTGGTCTTATTGCTATTGCCGCTTGAAGTTCTATTAATTTTCCGGCTTGTGTAGGAAGGTCTCGTCCAGCAAGTTTTACAACATCATCTTCTATCTTATCTAATGTTCTTTGGAGTGTTCTATAATATTCTTGTTCAGCTCTATCTAAATTTCTAATTCTATAATTAGTAAATCTTTCAACTTTATCAGCCATTAAACTGTTTCTTCTTGAACATTTTCTTCTTGAACTTCATCTTCAGTAAACTGCCCAACTTCATTTTGACTATCAACTTCATCAAAAGCTTGTGAAAGTTTTTCATCGTCATCAATTACAGATCTTATTATTTCTTTATCAATCTCTTTATTAAATGTTGGAGATTCAATATTCATAGCTTTTGCCATTGAATAGAATTGTAGATCTGTCGCATAATCTTTTATGTTAAAAGAATCTGGGTAGTTGATCTCTCCATCAAATTCTCTATTTTGGAATTGTGCATATAATCTAAATATTTGTTCTTCTGCTAATTCTAAATTATCTGCTTTTTCTGATAATCTTGCATTTAATAATTCAAATTCTGTTTGAAGTGCTATTCCTGAACTGACTTGTTGCTTCGTAGTTCTAATAGCTCCTGTATGTGCGATTCTATTTATAGCTTCAACTTTATGTCTTATTGAATCCATTATTGAATTTAAGTTTGCTCCGGATGGTTGTAGTAAATAAGGTTTTAAATTAGGTTCTATTTCTTCAGGCATTTCAATAACGGCTCCAGCTCCAGCACTTGCATTTACACTTGGAGTCTTAACTAATGAAGGATGATTAGTTAATCTTATTAATTGTTCTATTTCAGAATATTCATTGTAAATAGATTTTTGTAAATCTGCTATATCTGCCAAGTCAGAAATTCCTATACCTCTTTTATGGCTTTTGGAATTATATAAAATAACTGCTGGTATTTTTCCGACTTGGTTAACGGCAGTATCTATTGTAGCTGGTGGTTCATTATCCTTTTGATAGATTGTATCAACTCTATCAGGAAACCACATTCTCATATAGATCCCACCATCCTTATCTACTTCCTCTCTTATCTTTAAATAATCAAGATAATATTTTCCATTTACTTCTCTTTTAAAATTCCAATCTAAAACATTTTCTGGTGTAACGATTGATATGTAAGGTCTTATTTCTTGATTTAATTCTTCAGCTCTTGTTCTTGCTTGGATAGATGGTTTATCCAAGATCATAAAACAATGTCCATAAATAGATGCGTAATTTTGAGCTTCTTTGATTACATTATTGAAACTACTTCCATCTAGATCTGCATCTTTTAAAAATGATTCTAAACTGACATCTTCCGCTAAAGATCCAAAATCTCTTGAAGGTTTTGCTCTAAATAAAAAGGATGAATATATTTGAATGATATTTTTACAATGATTATCGCAAGGTGTGTTTGCAAGTCTTTGATTGAACTCATTATCTAATTCTAGATTGTATCTATTAAGATATTGCCCATTTGTAAAATCTGTTCCGCCCAAATAAGATCTTATAAAATATTCCCATTGAGCTACTGTTTCTTTGTAATCTTTATGAGTATCTAGTGCCTCGTCTTTTGTGTATGCCATGTTTTCCTTCTTTGATATTCCATCTTTGAGGAATAGAATTTATCGTATTAATTGTCAAAGGTTTTATATAATCTAGCATATATCCGAGCGAATCGTTAATATGATCATAACCTTCTTCTTTAGACGGTATATTCGTTCCTTCTTTAAATATCTGTCGTTCTAATCCTTTTATCAATGTTTTTAAAGAATTGCTAATAAAAATATGTCTTTTGCCTTTAGAATCTTTAAGACAAGCATTCACAACATTTACTCTATCTCTTATTGCAGTATGTTTTAATTTTGCTTTAACTGTAAATCCTGAATTTTGTAAAATAGATAAATCAGTTCTACTTCCAGCACTTGTTTTTCTTTGTCTACAAGCTGGATCAGGATATATAATTATTGGTACTTTTGTTCCGTATCTATCTTTTATCTCTTGGCACATTTCATCAGTATTAGAGCCATAAATAACAATTTCATCTACAACATAAATAATATCTTTATCTATTTGAGCTACACAAGCACTCATTGGATCAACATTGAAATCCATCCCAATATGTAAAGGTTTTTTCCAATCTATCTCTTTTTTTACTACACTCTCAACAGGATGAAAATTATAATACACAGCTCCAGCATAATTCTCAAAAGTTCCTTCAAACTCTTGTCTAAATGTCCTTATATCAATATCTTGTTTTGCTTGTTCTAATTCTTCTTTAGAAACCATCCCACCTTCTAAAGTAGTAAATTGAAAAGATTCCCATTCAGGATCATTCTTTCCTTTTAAAAATAATTCATAACTCCAATTTCCGTATCCTCTTGGAGTTCCTGTAAATAGAACTCTAGCTTCTTTATCCGCACAAGACGCTCTTAATACTTCAAACCAAGTTCTTTTATCAATATCAGCAAACTCATCAAGAATCAGAAAATCTAATCCTGTTCCTCTTAATGAGTCAAAATTTTCTGCTCCCTTTAAAGATATAACACTATTTGTTTTTTTGATTCTTATAGATAGAGTTGTTTCATTAATATCTTCTATCCAATTATATTCAGCTAATACTTTTTTGAGATCACTCCAACAGATCTCTTTCGCCATCTTTAGAGTCGGAGCTACATACCAAATAATCTTGTTTGTTTGACAAGCAAGTTTCATCATTTCTACAATTGTTAAATATGTCTTACCGAATCTTCTGCCTGATATTAAGACTCTAAATCTTTTGTTTGAGTTGGAAACCTTGAATTGCGGTTTTGTAAGCTTTACTTTCATAACAATCAAATTTCAAAAATATCTTATGTTTGTTTATTTCTTTACGTCCTATTTCTTCAGTTTTTTCTATTGACTTTTGATAGCCATCAATCAAACAACTATAAACATCATCATATATATCCGGAAATTTGTGCGGATCCATACATACACCTTGATAACCTGAACACATTATAATTACTAAAACAAATTTCATTTATCATACTTTCTTGAATTGATCTTCGTTAGGTGTGTTATTTGCTAACTCACTTAAAAATTCATTCATTTCTTTTTCTTTATATTTTGCAATTTCTATTTCTTTTAGGTCTATTATTGTTTTTAATGTATCTACTTCTTTTTTAAGAGTTTCAATTTGAGCTTCTAGATCTGCAGTACCTTTATCTTTAAGATCAATCTTTTTTTGTGTAAGTGGTTTTAACACTTCTTTTTCTTGTTCTGTATATTTCTTCATCATTGTATAATTTTTAATATTTTTTTTCTGCCTTGATATACTTCTGTTATCGCCTCAACCTTCATACAACTAAATTGTACTCTTTCAGGTCTAACTTCTCGTTGAGCTAATCTTTTTGATTTTAAACAATCACTCATTTTATCTTTAAAAGTGTGTTCAATCATATTTCCGTTTAATGTCATTATAAGAGCTACAACAAATTCTTTCATAAAACTTTACCTTTATTAATACCTTCTTTAATCATATATTTATGTGTTCCATTTCCATTAATATTAACTTCTTTTTTGTTTTTATTTAATGTTTTAATTAATCTATCTTTTTTGATTTGTTTTATAAAATCAATAAATTGTCTATTAATTCTTTCCATTAGCTCTTACCTTATCTTTAACTACTTCTAATTGCTCCATAATTTTTTCTACATCTTTTTGAAGTCTTTGTATATTTACTTTATTATGCATCATTGATTCCATTTGTTCTTGAATCTTTTCTACATCTTTTACAAGATCTTCAATTAATAAAAATTGTTCTGAATCTGCTGGAAGTGATCCTAGTTCTCCAAGTGGCCATTTTATTCTAAATTCAGTATTCATTTCAATATCTTTAGAATTTAGTTTATTCTGTGTTTCTAATACATTGATTCTTTCAATCACTCCAAATCCAAACCAAGCTCCAACAAGACAAGCTCCAATTATTGTAATTAAATTTCTAGCCGGAAGCTGAATACCTGTGGAATCGGAGAGCTCTAGTTTCTTCATACATTAAAACCTTTTCGCCAAGCTTTCATACTCCAAAATGCCGGACTCAAACTCTTTTGCCCTTTTACTCTTTTTAAAACTCCACCCATACGAGCTAAAAATGATCTTTGACGAGCTGGAATATTTTTCTTTATACTCATGCCACGAAAACCAAATCTTACTATTTGAACATTATTTGTTCTGTTATTTCTCACATAAACTGCAAATTTTTTTGTTCCTTTAGCAGATCTAAAAGGTTTATTTAATTTTACTGATCTTCCTCTATATTTTGCCATATCTAGTTATTATCACAATAAACTCCAAAAACTAATTCTTTTTTCCCTGATCTATTTAGATAATATCCTTGTTGATCTTCCCAAGTATGAGTTGCATTATTTTCAATCCAAATATCTGCTTGTTCAAAACAAGTATGTCTATGATCTCTATCTAATTTAATTGTGTAATATCCTTCAATATGGGCTGAAACCAAAAGGATATAAAGATATTTCATCTCAAAGTTCTAGGTCGCCATTTATTACAAACATAGGTATCTCGTACACCTCTTGTTCTAAATTGAAAACAGAATGAATGTTTTCTTGAAAAAACTCCACAGCTCCCACAGCTATATTTACCTTGTGAAGGTCTAAAATCCTGTGGCATCCTTCTTGGAATAAATTCTCCATTTGGATAAAAGTTAGATCGTTTCATCTACCCTGACCTCTATATCTTTTTCTATGAAATTCTTTTGTATTTTTATTAGGTCTTTTAGAGTGCCTTCCGGGTCTTTTTTTACGAGTCCTTTTGACATAATTAGATACACCGAATAAAGGTCTTTTTTTAGCCATTTACTTCTTCCGCATCAGCTTCAATCACTAACGGAATCGGCTCTGTTGTATTATGAGTTTCTATCTTATCTTTGAATCCTAAATAGTTTTTACTTAACCAAATCTGCATCATTGTATTATCTTTTTTCAATGCTTTATCCCACATCTTCTTCCTTAATGATGCTTTTCCCTTCTCTCTATTTTCATCAATATATTCGGCATAATTCCTAGATAATGTTCTTGGAGATATTCCTAGAATCTTTGCAATCTCATAATCCGGACATCCTATTTGTGCAAGATTAGCAAGGATATTTAGATCTATCTTTAATCTAGGTCGTCCTAATGGATTTTGTTTTTTTTGTGTTTTTGCCTTATTTTTGTCTGTTTTCATATTCTGCCTTTTTCCCTGTAAATTCTTCCCATCTTTGAATTATTACATCACAATATTTAGGATCTTTTTCTATCCCATAGCAGATCTTGTCAGTTTTTTCACAAGCAATAATAGTAGTTCCTGATCCTAAAAAGACATCCAATACTATACTATTTTTATCTAAAAGACTAATAGCTTCCATTATAAATTTAACAGGTTTTGGGCAAGTATGATGTTCTCTTAACTTATCTAATCTATCTCCCATAAAATCAAAATAATCTAAATTATATAATCTTTTAGGATAACCTATTGGCTTTCCCCATAAGAATATAGGTTCTACTTTTCTAAAATGAGAGAGCTTTCCCCCTGATTGTTTATTTCTACTTAACCAATAAAAAATATCAGTAGGTTCTTTCATAAGCCAAAATTTGTTATATTTCCATCCAGCTGTCAAAAATATAAAATCGCTGTATTTTTGTATAAGAGTAAACCAAGAATCACAGAATTTAGTATATTCATCACCAGCTCTATCTACATGTAAATTATATTCATAACCTAAGCCGTACGGCGGATCAGTAAAGACCATATTGGGTTTTTTTCCATTTAATAATTTTATATAATTATCTTCAATGGTAGAATCTCCACATAATAATCTATGATCTCCAAGATGGATTATGTCACCTTCTTTTGTTTTTACATTTTTAGGATCATCTGGAATATGATCGTCATCTGTGAGTCCTGTTTTTTCTTCAAATAATATCTTATCTAATTCTCTATCATCAAATCCTAATACTTCTAAAGCATAGTCTTGAGTTTGTAATTCTTTGATTTCAACATTTAATAAATCATCATTCCATTCAGCTTCTTCATTTGTTCTATTATCAGCTATTCTATATGCGTTTATTTGTGATGGAGTTAAATTTTTTGCTATTGTTATTGGAACTTGTTTTAATCCTAATTGTTTTGAAGCTCTAAATCTTGTGTGTCCTACTACGATTATTCTATCTTTATCAACTACAATCGGTTGCCTAAATCCAAATTCTTTTATTGAATTAGCAACTTTTGTAATTGCTTTATCTGATAATTTTCTTGGATTATTCTTATACGGCTTTATAGAATTAATATCCGCTTGTTCAATTTCCATTTTGAATTATCGTTCTGATTATTGTCATACTTGGATCTATATCTGTTTTACTACAAGATATACAAAACAACAATATTATAATTATTAAGCTAGATCTCAATTTTCTCCATTTTTATAATACAACCTATGGGAAATATGTTTGTATCACTAAACACTTCATCTGTTTCATCATAAGAACTAAATGTAATTAAGAATTTTTTAGATTTCTTAAAAACATAAGCTTGAGTAACCATTTTAGAAATAGGAAGTTTATCCATTTCATCTTTTGTTTTATGACCAGCATCACCGGTAATATCAAACCAACGGATTGAATAGAAATAATATTTCTTTTTATTAATGATTGCGTGTTTATATCTCTTTTTTCTTTTCAACATCTAACTTACCTTTTCCATTACAATCTTCACAACGAGCATGTGTTTCTTCTTCGCATAAATGATAATCAACAGAATAGAATCCTCTCCCATCACATTGAGGACATTTTATTTTATCAATTCCAACGGTATATTCTTCCATTTGTGCTTCCTATATTTTTTCCCATCTTTTAAAATTATTTGCTCATGACCCCATTCACTTATAACTTTATATTCACTTTTATCCCCATTTGCTAAACTAATATTAGTATATGTATTAGTATTATTACTTAGTAACTGTTCGCTAGTGGGCATGATACGATTTCCGTTGGGGTCATACTGCTGAAATTTGTCATAATTGACAACGGAAATTATCGTTACAGATTTATATTTATGATCTCTATGTGGGTTAATAGTGGCTAATCTTGTCGTAATCATTCGTTTTCTTCTCAACCTTTGGATGAAAGCTCTCATACTAGAATAAGGCATTTTCCAAATTGATGCATTTTTCCTTATTGGGAATATTAATTCAGATCTTTTAACAAATACAGGATTTTCCATAAATTTAAGTTCTTTATCTTTATGGGATGCATTTGAAACAATATATAGCCATATTGCTGACTCAATTAGATTCTTAAAAGCTGGATGTCGCCAAACACTACGAAAAGCGAGGAAATATCCTGATTTCATTCTAGCATCCTTTTTACCTTCTCCAATAATTCTTGTTCAGTTCCGAATCTTTTGATAAATTCCTTTTTTCCTAAATGTATTGAGATCTTGCCCAAGCGATGATGAGTTGGGCAAAGTGGAATGACATCCATATCAGAACTTCTTTGCCCCATTCCTACATTAAATCTTGGATGATGAAGCTCCGGAATAGCTCCACAACAGATACATCCTAGATCTGCTACTGATCTCATATAATCTTTTACTTTTTTAGATCTGTATCTGCCCATAAAGTACTTTGATTTTTATCAAACGGTTTCCAATGATAATAATATAAGATATTTGATTTTCCATTGAATTTATCAGGAACATTAATTGTCCTAATAGGTTTATCTAGTTGCGTATAAGCAACTATCATAAAATCCTTCTTATATTGTAATTTTAGATCTTCTTTTAACTTTATACAAAGATCCACATATCTGCCTTGTACTGCTATGAGATTTCCATATAGACTTTTTATTTCTTTAGTTAGCATTTTTCCCTTCTGTGCCGTTGAGGGAACAACGGCACTCGTTTATTTAAACATAAAAGGATAACTAAAAAATAACTAAAAAACTTTAATTCATTAGTTGTTCTTTTATATCCTTTTAAACGAATCATAGCAATAATATATACGAATCGCTAAAAATAATCACTATATTTTCTAATTTGACTTGAATCATAGCTCTAAAAACCTTGATTTTATTGAGTTTTTTGATATTGACTTTTCAACCTGAATTTGAGAATATTTTTAGAATATGAAAATAAAAACTAACAAAAGGGAAAAAATGACTAAAAAAACGATACTAGATGACTTTGAATATATTTATTTCTTTGAAGATGATGGAATTTTAAGAGGAGTTCCAAAATATAAAGGTGTAAAATATAACAAAGATCAAAAACAAGATATAAAATTAGCTATAAAGAAAAATGGTTATAAATTTTATACTGTTGGCGATGATGATGATAGCCCAAAAAATTATGGATATTATTTTGGTAAGAATCATAATGGAAAATCGGATATTGATTTTCAACCTTTAGACTTTGCTATGGCAGATGCTGGTGATGTTTATTTGTTTTATTATGAAAATAACAAATGGAGTCAACTATAATGAAAAAAAGAAACTTTAAAATAGCAAGTTGGTTTATTAGAGAAGAATTAGAGCATAAAGTTACTATTTCTTACGATAATGAATCTGAAAGATCTTATGATCTTTTAAAAATTATGTTAGCAAAATATTGGAAGATAGATAACAGAAGATCTTTTAACAATATTGAAGTAACAGAAGAAGAATATCAAACTTGGTATGTATATTTTTTAGAATATTACATTGATGAACAATCTATATTTGTAAATTCTAAAGAAGAAAAAGAATCTAAAAGACTTCTAAAAGCTATGAAGAAATTTTTTGGAAATCCAAATTTTGATATGGATCATAGAGCTGGATCTAAATTAAGATTTGTAAGATCTATGGTTAAATATATGGGGACAGAAAAAGCAGAAAAAGTAGCAGAAGGGTTAAAGGATCAATGTCTAAATTAATTTTAGGAACAAAACACTTTGATTTACTTAAAGATGCTAAAAAGAAATTTGGTGTGGTATTCCACCCAAATACTCCGATATTTAAAATCGGAAATACAATAGAGAGGTTATATGCAACTAAATACGGTAAAAAACCTCAAACAATCTCAACAATACTTCAGGACAACAGATCGGATCAGGAAGGTAAAGGAAATGTTGAGAAGATTGGAAGCAAAGAAAAAGAATCTAGCTTTCAAGATGTTTGAGACTAAAAAAATATAATAGAAGGGAACATAATGATAAAAAGGATAACAGGGATAGCGCTATTACTGACTTTATTAAACGGATGTGCATCATATTCGCCTATTATAGACACTAATGGCAGATCTAAATTTGAAACATCAAACGCAAAAGAAATTACAAATGATAAAATTCTTTGCAAGAAATTTGCTAAAGATAACACTTCATTTTTTGGGAATACTATATTTTGGATATTAAGCCCTAGAGCTGAAAGTCAAACAACAGATATTACTAGAAAATGTTTAGAAGGACGCAATCACTCAGTAATGAATTAAAGGATGATTATGAATGATATTAAAGAAGTAAAAAGAAGAATCGCTGAATTAAGAGAAAAACATCATTTAGATCCAAACGATGAATCTATTGTAAATTCTCTTATTGGAGCAAGAATAAGATTTGTACGATTGATTAGAGGTAAGACTCAAACAAGAGTAGCAAATGCGATAGGAGTTACATTTCAGCAGATCCAAAAGTATGAGAAGGGATCTAATGGAATAAGCACTCCTAAATTAATGAAAGCATCTAAATATTTGAAATTTTCTTTTAAATGGATGTTTTCTGTTTTTAAACATAAAGAGGTAGAAAACGATGAAACCGTTAATAAATAAGCAAGGCAAAAATATACAATACAATCCTAAAGCTTTTGGAAAAAGATATATGGTTGATGGAGAACCTAAATCATCTGTAACAACTGTAATAGGAAATCATCAAAATAAAAATGGATTATTATTTTGGAAAAGAAAAATGGTCTTGGATGGATTAAAGAATGTTTTGATCTCCCAAAAGAAACCTATTGATGAAATAAATAAACTAATAAAGAAGGTTGAATTATCAACTAATGAACTTGAAGAATATGCGAGAGATATAGGAACTAATCTTCACGAATGGATAGATCTATATGTAAAAGGAAAGAAACCGGCTATTCCTAATTCTGAACCATTAAAAACTATGGTTAATAAATGGCTCAAATGGTGGAAAGCTTCTAAACTAGAGATAGTTGAGAGTGAGCTTCCTTTATATAGTTCTAAATATGATCTTGCCGGTACTTTAGATTTGATAGTTACTCAAAAATCTTGGAAGGGTAAATTAGCTCTTCTAGATACAAAAACTTCTAAAGACTTTTATGTAGATCAAGCAATACAGATTGAAACATATAGAAGATTCCTAGAAGAAACAACCGACTTTAAAATAACATATTTAGGAATTGTTAATGTTCCTAAAGAACCATCAAAACAAGTTTCTATGATGAAACTTAAAATAGATGATGCTTATTTTAGAGGATTCAAAGCTTCTAAATATTTGGAAGGTCTTGAATCTAAATTTAACGATAAAGTAAAAAAATGGAAGAAGGAGAATAAACGAGATGTATAAAAAAGAAAAACTACCTTTTGTTGCATTATCTTATAAACTATTTTCAACAGGAAGAAAATCACCTCAATTTGAATTTAGTGTAAGAGCAACGAATGTAAAATTAGAATGTTCTATAACTAAAAAGAAATATAGATTTTCAGAAGTCTTAAAATGGTGGCAAACTCCGGAAATACAAAAATATGCAAATGATGGATGGGAATTGTATATAGAAACTAAACAACAAGAACCTTTTAGACAACCTAAATATGGCGAGAATCTAGAGGAGATTGTTTGTTATAGAATGAAAAAACCTTATCAGAAAAGAGGGAATCTAGGTACATTTAAGACCATAGAACAAAGTGTTCCTTTTGTTCCTCAACAATTTGCTCCGGATCACGCAGAACCCGTTACTAAAAATGATTTGGATGATATGGATGATAAGATTCCATTAGAAGGAGATAGCGATGAGTGGAACAATCAGTTCTAATATTGATGCATTAACTTTTGATAGAAAAAAAATTAATGCTCTTCTTGATTCAGTATCAAAATCTTTTACAGGAGCTTATGCTCATCTAAATGATATGGAAGATAGAGTTAAAAAAAAACACGCAGAATTATATACATCTTTAAAAACAGATGCAACCAAGAGATCTGCTGAAGAAATAAAAGCTCTTATTATTACTGATGCTTCAATGGATGAATTATTAAAAGAACTTTCTGATGCAAAAACAAAACATTTGCATTGGAAAGTTGAATGGGAAAAGTTGAAAACAAAGATTATGCTTTTACAAAGTGAAGTAAGACAGAATATTGAATTTAACTCATTATCAGGGAAATATGAGTAACAAAATTTGCATAGAAATATGTAAATAGTAGGTGTAGTTGAAAACTTCCCTAGGTTAGTCTTTATTTGACAAGTTGCTACACCTACTTTAAAAATTGAATTATGATGATATTTGGAAAAACAAAAAACGATTGGAAAGCCCTAGAGCTTCATTATAGAAGGGAATGGATCTGTTTTGTTGTAGGATTTATTCTTGGATCTATAATATTCTAGTGTCTTGTAATCTCATAATCTTTTAGATCATCATTAGCTTTGATGGGTCTATAAGTTATTTCATAATCTAGTAATATTAATCCGTTAGTTTCAAAGTTTTTGAGGATCTCTGTTTTATGTTCAAAGCTTGGAAATTTATCAATATAAGAAATAGATATAGCTCTTCCTAAAGCTTCATCTTCATTTAAAGGAGCAAAGAAAAATTGTGCATCTACAAATATATAATCATTATGATTCATAATTAGTTTTACCATATATGAATCTGTTGTGTATTATTTTTTCTTTATAGCTGATACTCCACGAATACCAAGAATAGTACTGAAAGCTCCTATAACTAATCCTTGATACCAAAAAGGAAGGTTTTCAAATTTTTCAAAGAAATAATCTACTCGCTCTTGTAAAGCTGGATCTCCAAAAAATACAGAATATGCTAAAATCAATAAAGGCAAACTTAATAAAATTAAACAAAATTCATCCTTTAGATCTGAGCTCATTCTTTTGTGTTCTATTTTTTTTAATTCTACTTCACCTTTACAAGCTCGTTCTAAATATTTTACTTCTGCTTCTGATTCTAATACCTGAGCTCTTTTCTTGTTTTGATATATTTGAGCTCCTGTCTTTAATGCTAATTTACCTAATGTGAACCACATTTTAACTCCAATGCCAACTCGCAATAATGTTTAATTTTTTCATATCTTTCTCTATCACTTTCAAATTCTTTTTTTCTTACAGCATATTTCAAAATACATCCATCTATAAAATCAAGCTTATGGGCAACAATCAACTGAATCGGCTCTATTTTTGCGTTTTTGTAGTGAGAGCCACCTATCTGCTTATCTAGAGCTGAACCCCTCTTAAAACGCTTTATTTTAGCTTCTAGAGGGTCTTTTTTGTCCGTCATACTATCTTCTTAATCCAATTGCCTTTATTATTCAAGACCATAGGTAAAAGCCGTGGGATTCCATCTAATATTATTCCACAACCCAAAATGAACCTTGTACGAAAATTCTTTGCGTAGCTCATTGAAAGAGATTTTTGATTTATTAAACATCCTACATTCATTCCCCAAAAGATTGCATCAGGATTAGCCCAATATTTTACCGTGAACGCCGTATGGTAATGCCCCTGCGTTACGTTCATTCCCATAGTTTGCGATACTTTTAAAACATCAGCAGATCTACCATGTGTAAAAAAACATTTTTGTCCGTTTGACATTTTAAGAGTTAGATCATCTATCCATTTCCATTTCTTCGTTCCAAGAAAGTCTCCATAATCTTTTAAAAATTGACGACTCATTCCAAACTTTACAGCTCTTCTATAAACAAGACTAGAATGATTACTATCTACTTCAATCATTTTTGGAAATACAGATTCTAATTCTTTGATATATTTTTTTGAAGCATTTAATTCATGTCCGGGTGAATAAAGATCCGGATCGTGTGTATGCATATTGATTGCGTGAAAATCTAAAAGATCTCCAATGTTTACAATGAAATCAGGTTTAAATTCTTTTTTTATACATTTTAAAAACTCTATTGAGTCTTTGTGATGATATGGAATGTGCATATCTGATATAACAAGAATCCTTTTATACATAGTACACTTATAAAGGGAAATGTGAATAAAAGCAACTAATTGAGAACTGTGTAGAGAAGGTGTGTTACTGCAATCAAACAGATCGTCCACATAACTTTTTCCATTCTTGAAACTCTTAAATCTAAATGATGTAAATGATTTCCACGAATAGTTTGAATCTCGTGTTTTAGAAGTGCTATCTCACCTTCTATACGGATTAAATGTTCTTTATTTTTTTGACTTGATGTTGCCATAAAATTATCTTCTTTTTCTTTTAATAGCTCTTCTTACTATATCTTTATCAAAAGTGCTAGATCTTCCTCTAGCGATCATTTTGTTGACTCTGCCCATTGACCAAGCCGCCATAGAAACTCTCCTTGATCCCCCCCCAAGAAATGCACCTTGGCCTCTCCGATAGATGGCTTTTAGATCTGCAAAGTTAAATAGTTTTGATTTTTTTGCTTTAGCTCTTAATGTTCTTGTAGTTGAAGCTGATAGAGGTTTTCTAAATTTTCTTGCCATTATGCTTTTGTCCTTCTATTGAGTAGATCTCTTGGAATGAATCCACCGGATCTGTATATAGAAGAAACTTTTCTAATGAGTCTTGCTCTTCTCATTCTTTTAGATCCTTTAAGACCTGACAGATATTTTTTAGGTAATCCTGTCTTTTTATCTTTTGGAACGCTTTTTCTTCTTTTTTTTCTTGCCACTTCTTCTTCTCCGTTTCATAGGAAATTTATCTATCATTTCCCTTAAAGTTGTTGTTGTTGTAAATCCACTCATTAAGCTCTCCCACCATATTTTCTAGACTTAACTTTCTTTCCTTTAAACTTCCCTGATTTTCTTGGAAGTAATCCTCTTGCTACTGCTGAAGCTCTCTCTGTTGCTCCAAGTCTTTTTTTATTTCTTATCTTGTTTTTTAATAAAGATAATTTAGGTTTCATTTTCCAGTATTCTTAAGTGCAATTCTGTGAGCTTGAGAAAAATTTTTTCCCTTTTTCATAGCTCTAGCCATAGATCTCATATGTTTCAAACTATGATGTTTTGCGTGTGATCTCATAGTTTTTTGTTGTCTAGGTTTAAGATCTTTAATTATATTCTTTATGGATGCTACTTTAACCATTATCTTTTCTTTTTACCTTTTTTCTTTTTTTTCTTTTTCTTTTTAGTCATTCCACCGTAGTGATAAGGCATTATTTCCTCGCTTTCTTTTTTTTAGTTTGTTTCTGTTTTTTCAATATAGCTTTTTGTAAAGCTAAAGGCAATTTCTTTTGTTTCTTTGTTAAAACCATTATGCTACTACCACTCCCTTCTCCCAATTCATATCAGGTAATCCATTCAAATAATCAGATCCATCATAAGTCATAACTTGTTTTCTATTTGATCCTTTTTCATTATAACTAACGTGTATCCAACCACTATTAATATCTTGTTTATTTTTAGGTTTCCAAAATTCTAAAATTAATTGATCAAAATCACAGTTGTTTTGAATCCAATAAGCTACTTTAATATTTGGAACTCCGAATATTTCAAAATCCGCCGCTTGACCTTTTGCGTGTTGACTCGTCTTTTTGCTACCGATAGCTTCACATAATTCTTCACTTCTATATCCTGAAGTTATTGTAACTGATTTATCAAAATGATTTCTGACCGGCTCTAATACACAATAACATAGATCTTCAAGATTTTTTATATCACCTGATCCGGGTGTATTATCTATACCTTTTCGGATAGCCGTCATTGACTTTGTAAATTCTTCTAATTTAAAATGTTTTGATAGTTGCATTAAATCTCCTATTCTTTAGGATATTTGTCCTTAATTGCTTTAATAGTTTTTTTCCAACCAGCTACTCCATTATGATAAATGTCGTCAAGTTGATCTTCTATTGTGGGATATTCTTTTTTTCTATCTCTTTGATATTGGTTATTATCATATTCAGTTTGCAATTCTGCTTGTTTATCTAAAATTTGT